GTCGGTATCACCTACGCGGCAGGCGAGTCCGTCCTGGTCGCCCGTGATGGCTTGGTGTACGGCAACCGCTGGCGCGACGCCCGCCCCGAGCCGGTGGCCGGTGACGTGTCCGCGTGGCTGCGCCATGTCGAGCGCATGGTGCCCATCGAATTCGAGCGGGAGCATCTTTTAAACGCCCTAGCCCATAAAGTGCAGTTCCCCAGCCATAAGATCAATCACGCCATCCTACTGGGCGGCAATCATGGGTCGGGCAAGGATACCCTTTTTGCCCCGTTCTTTTGGGCCATAGGCGGCAAGGCAAAGGCCAATTGTTCGCTGGTCAAGAACGAAGACCTCTCCAGCCAGTGGGGATATGCGCTCGAGTGCGAAGTGATGGAAATTGCCGAGTTGCGCCAGGCAGAGGCCAAAGACCGGCGCGCGCTGGAGAATACCCTCAAGCCCATCATTGCAGCGCCGCCTGAGTTGCTGATGGTCAACCGCAAGGGCTTGCACCCGTACATGGCCCTGAACCGCGTGTTCGTGGTGGCGTTCTCCAATGAGCGCGTGGCGATCAGTCTCCCCAGCGAGGATCGCCGGTGGTTTGTTTTATGGTCCGAAGCAGGCAAGCTCCCCGAAGCAGAGGCGGTTAGCCTTTGGAATTGGTACGAACACCGGGGCGGCTTTGCAGCAGTGGCCGCGTACTTGCATACCCGTGATGTGAGCGCCTGGAACCCCAACGCTGCGCCCCCGATGACAGAGGCCAAGATGATCATGGTCGAGCATGGCATGAGCGGCGCTGAGTCGTTCCTAGTTAACCTGATCAAGGCCCGCCAGCGTGCGTTTTCTAGCGGCGTGGTCGGCGCGCCCTTTTACGCGATCTGCGATGAATTGCAGCTATACGCGCCAGCAGGCATAAAGATAGTCCCCCCAGCCCTTATGCACGCTTTGAAGGAGGCCGGATGGGTTGATATGGGCAGGCTTGCATCGCGCGAGTATCAGACCAAAAAGCACATATTTTGCGCGCCTGAACTGGCGAAGAGTAACAAGTCAGATTTACGGCGCGCCATAGAAAAAGCCCCCGAAGGGGCTTAGTCTAAATCAAACAAGATCGCCAAGATCGCGGCGACCAGCGCCGCTATGAGAATGATCATTCAAGCGCCATTTCCGCGCGTATGCGCGTGTTCTCGTTGTCATCATCCAAGAGGGCGCGCAATGCGTCCTCTAGTTCGGTAATGCGGTGCAGCAGGGCGGCGGTCTGGGTGTCGCCGTTGATGTAGGCTTGGGCTTCAGTCATGTTTAGCACTCCGTCGAATAGTTGTGTTGGGCGTTAAGGGTAGCAAGCGCCTCGACGGTCTGGGTATCCAGTCCGTAGACTTGCAGAGGGTCAACTGCAAACCGCCCACACTCGCTCATGTGGGGGTTGTAAATAGTCATGCCGTTAACTTCAACGCCGTAGACCGGCTCGTCGTTAGTGTTTGTAGTCAATACGAAATTCACGATTGAACCCCCTCGGATATTTCTGCGCCAATGTAATCGGCAAGAATAGCGATGATGGCATCATGCCGTTCACCTGAGAAATACATACCGGCAAAGTCGCCGGTCTTGACGCCCAAGGCGTCTTGGATAGACGCGCAAGCGGCGTCTAAGGCCGCATACGCCAAGTCGTTGATCTGTTCGTTTTTCATAGATACTCCAAAAGAATAAAAGCTAGGGCTAAACCAATCGAGATCGCCAGAAGGGCACCAGCCCTAGGGCGGGGGGCTAGTTCGGGTTTGTAGTGTTCACGCATAGTTGCATTGCTCCGCGTCATATTGTTCTAACGCGCTTTTTTTAGTCCGAAAGTGTCCGAAATAAATATATGCGCGGGAGTCTGATTTTTTGACCCACACGTTATAGCCGTAATTGGTTTTTTCCCATCTAAATTTAATCATGGTGACCCCTTAAAATTGAGCGTAAACGATGCCGGAGGGCGTAACGCCAATAACGGAGGTGTGATCCTCAAGATATGCAAGCACATAATCACGCTCTCCGTCCGTGTCGCCTTCCTCTACAGAACTGAACTCCAGCCCATAAGACTCGGCGATTTGTTCGACGCTATCCTCACTGTATTCGCAACATATAGCGATAACGTCTAGGTCATAGTCTGAGTCTATTTCCTCGAAGTAGTCAAACAGTAGGCCGAGCGCTTCATAACTGAATTGATCAGCGCGTCCGCATTGGCGGAACTCGTCGCGGAACTGGGAGGCGTTTTCAATAGTGAGTTTCATTTTGTGTCCTTAGTTAAGTAATGCGCGGCAAAGTGCATCAGCCTCGGCGGCGTCGATAGCCGTACGGAACGCATCGACGTATTCGCTGTATTGCGGGTGATCAGGCCGCAATTGAACGCCGCCCGATTTGCGGGTTGACTCAATGACTAGGCCGGAATTATTGAGTAGGTGCGCGGCATAGTGCGCGGATTTGTGTAGGGTTAGCATGGTATTAATCCCAAATAGAGTTGATGGTTTGGATGGCAATAACGTTACCGTGATCGCCCACCAGCCGGTGAATCGCGCCGATTGGATCGCTATCGGCTTTGCCGCAACCTAGGGTTGCAAGCGCATGAGCGCTGTAATGTGTAGGCTTTTCGATATCGCCGTACGCAAAAGTGCGGTTTACGGTAATGGTTTGGTTAGTGCGCTCGCCCTGGTGATTGGTGTAGATCACGTTAGCGGTTAGTACTGTAGTCATATTTTGCCTTTAGTTTAGGTTAGTGGGGTTGCCCTGCGATCGCTCGCGCTGTGAGTGTAAGGGAATTTATTGCACTTGTCACTAGGTGTTTACCCTTAGTTGACGAAAATTGTGGGTGCCTAGCGTGGCGGTTTGTAGGCATCACTGTTTTTATGCGGTTCTCCAATGGGGGCGATCAACTGTAGGTCATATTGTCATTAATTTGATCTTAACTTATCTAAACCTTACATTTCACATTATGAAATCTTACAATACTTACAATATGGGGTAGAGCGATTTGAAAACGCTGTTTTGGGTGCCCACATGACCCACCGCACACAATCACCGCATTTTGCACGCAATGCATGGCCGCACTGTTAACGCAGGCCACCTAACTCGATTGGCATGGCCCACATGGCCCACATGGCCCACATGGTGCGCGGCCATGCGCACGCACTGGCGCGCGGCCAGGTAGCTAGCAGCGCAGGCCATGCAACCGCGTAGGCTATGCCAACATGACCCACAAACCACTTGCCATTTTGTGTAGGATTTCAGCCGAGGGGGGAGGGGTAGGGCCGACGCGATGGGCCAACGTAAACGGAGGGGCCACAAACAAAATTTTTTTTAATGTAAACTTCCAGCACACGCCTCCCAGGCGCAGGAGAACAAATGTTCAAATCACTGCCGCTCACTGTCCGACACGTCCAAGCAACCGAATCGCGCTTGCAGGCGATATACGACGCTGCCAAGCTGGGGCTCAAGGGCGACACACTGGCGCTGGCCTCTGGGATGCGGCCTGAAGAGTACCGGCACCTGTGCCAATTTGACGCACTGGCCGAGATGGCCGCGATCAAGGGCAAAGCCGACGGCGAGCGCGAGATGGCCGACATCCTGCACAAGGCGGCCCGCAAGGGCGATGCCAAGGCGGCGCTTGAGATACTCAAGCATCAACACGGCTGGGTTGCTAAGCAGTCCATCACGGTGGACATCGACCAGCGCATATCCATCACGCAGGCGCTGCAAGAGGCAGAGATGCGGGTCATTGAGGTCGTAGATGCAGTCAACCAAATACAGCGCTGAAGACGAACAAGCCCTGATGGCGCGTCTGTGGACGCCGCGCATCAAGGACAACCCGCTCAACTTTGTAGCGCTGGTATTCCCGTGGGGCGTCAAGGGCACGCCGTTGGAAAACTTCAAAGGGCCGCGCAAGTGGCAGCGCGAAGTGCTGCAAGACATCGCCGAGCATATCGAAGCAAACAAGGGCCAGCTAGATTACGCCGTACTGCAAAGCGCCATCTCGTCTGGGCGCGGTATTGGCAAGTCGGCCTTGGTCAGTTGGATCACGATCTGGATGCTGGCGACCCGCATCGGCTCGACGACCATCATCTCGGCCAACAGTGAGTCCCAACTACGCAGCATCACCTGGGCCGAGATCACCAAGTGGCTGGCGATGGCGATCAACAGCCACTGGTTTGAGGTGAGCGCCACCAGAGTTATGCCCGCCAAGTGGTTGACCGAACTGGTTGAGCGGGACTTGAAGAAGGGCACCAGGTACTGGGGCGTCGAAGGGCGGCTGTGGTCAGCGGAGAACCCCGACGCATACGCGGGTGTGCATAACTACGACGGCGTGCTGGTGGTGTTCGACGAGGCCAGTGGTATTGACGACACGATCTGGGCGGTGACTGCGGGTTTCTTTACCGAGAACACGCCCAACCGTTTCTGGCTGGCGTTCTCCAACCCGCGCCGCAACACGGGATACTTCTACGAGGCGTTTAACTCCAAGCGGGCGTTTTGGAAAACTAAGGTGGTGGACGCGCGCACGGTAGAGGGTACGGACAAACAGGTCTATGAGCGGATCATTCAGGAATATGGGCCGGACTCCTCACAGTCGCACGTCGAGGTCTACGGGATGTTCCCAAGCGCAGGGGATGACCAGTTCATCGGCTCGGACATAGCGGACGAGGCCATGAAGCGGGAGAAGTACAAAGACTTGTCAGCGCCCATCGTCATCGGCGTTGATCCGGCGCGCTACGGTGCGGACGCCACGGTCATCGCCGTGCGCCAGGGGCGAGATATTGTCAACATCACCCGGCACCGGGGCGACGACACAATGACGGTGGTGGGGTATGTGATCGACGCGATTGAGGAATATAAGCCGACCCTGGTGGTAATCGACGAGGGCGGGCTGGGTGCTGGGATTGTGGATAGGCTCAAAGAGCAGCGGTACAAGATTAAAGGCGTAAACTTTGGAAATAAAGCCAAAAACCCGATAATGTACGGAAATATGCGCGCGCAGATGTGGGGTGAGATGCGGGAATGGTTGAAATCTGCTAGTATCCCGACCGACAGGTTCTTGAAGACGGATTTGATTTCGCCTAAGATGAAGCCTGATTCACGTGGAACAATCTTCTTGGAGAGCAAGAAAGAAATGAAAGCACGGGGTTTAGCATCACCAGACGCAGCGGACGCTATATGCGTGACGTTTGCTTTTCCTGTGGCTCACCGCGAGTATACTGAGCCCACTCGCCGCTATAACGCTCAAGACGGCTCGATGTCAACTTCATGGATGGGTTCATGAAAAAAGTATCTTTATCAGTAGGCCGTGGCGAGAAGCTGCCCACATCCAAAGGCGCTGGCCTGACTGCCAAAGGCCGCGAGAAGTACAATGCCGCAACCGTCTCTAATCTTAAAGCGCCCGCCCCAAATCCCAAAACCAAGGCAGATCAAGGCCGCAAGGATTCATTTTGTGCAAGAATGGGCGCAGTAGCGGCCAACGCCAAAGATGGCGAACGCGCTAAAGCTGCTCTTAAACGATGGAAGTGTTGATATGGCTACCAAACCTGGACTGTACGCAAATATTCACGCTAAACAGGCACGCATCGCAGCGGGTAGCAAAGAAAAAATGCGCCCTGTAGGCGCAAAAGGCGCTCCAACGGCCAAGGATTTTAAAGATTCTGCCAAAACAGCGAAGAAGAAATAATGCCGCTCGTCAAATCATCTTCACCCAAAGCCTTTCGTGAAAACGTAAAGGCTGAAGTCAAAGCGGGCAAGCCAGTCAAGCAGGCCGTGGCAATTGCTTATGCAGTCAAGCGCAGCGCGCCAGCCCCAAAGGGTAAGAAATAATGGCTGATTACACCGGCATGGTGGCTGTAGGCAACGTCGCCAATGGCGGCGGCAAGAAGGACGATAGTTCCAACGTATTGGCAACAGCCCGCAGCCGTTTAGATATGGCAATTTCAGCGTTGTCTGAGTCTCGCGAGGATGAGATTGACGATCTGAAGTTCTACGCTGGGTCGCCCGACAATCATTGGCAATGGCCTGCTGATGTGCTGGCGACTCGTGGCGCGGTGCAAGGGCAGACCATCAACGCCCGCCCATGCCTTACGATTAACAAACTGCCGCAGCACGTACGGCAAGTCACCAATGACCAACGACAAAACCGCCCAACAGGCAAAGTTATTCCAGCCGACGACAAGGCCGACATTGACGTTGCCGAAGTCTTCAACGGCATGGTCAGGCATATTGAATACATCTCGGATGCAGATGTCGCTTACGACACCGCCTGCGAAAACCAAGTCTCCTACGGAGAAGGCTACATCCGAATCCTGACCGAGTATTGCGACGAAAATACCTTTGACCAGGACATCAAGATTGGTCGGGTTCGCAATTCATTCTCGGTTTACATGGATCCAACCATCCAAGACCCGTGCGGCGCGGACGCCAAATGGTGTTTTGTGACTGAGGACATTACCAAAGCTGACTACCAGCGGATGTACCCCGACTCAGCGCCCATTACCACCTTGCAAACGCTTGGTGTAGGCGATCAAAACCTGTCGCAGTGGCTTAATGAAGACACTATTCGCATTGCCGACTACTATTACGTTGATTACGACAAGGGCACGCTCAATTTGTACCCTGGCAACGCCACGGCCTTTGAGGGAACGCCCGAAGATAAGCAATTACGCGCCATTTACGGCAAACCCAAGAAGACTCGGCAATCTGACCGACCACGCATTAAGTATTGCAAGATAAACGGCTACGAAATCTTGGAAGAACGCGAGTGGGCGGGCAAATACATACCTATTGTTCGCATTGTGGGCAACGAATTTGAGGTTGACGGTCGCTTGTACGTGTCTGGCCTGGTGCGAAACGCTAAAGACGCCCAGCGGATGTACAACTATTGGGTGTCCCAAGAGGCAGAAATGCTGGCCTTGGCCCCCAAAGCGCCATTTATCGGCTACGGCGGTCAGTTTGAGGGCTACGAAAACCAATGGAAGACCGCCAATACGACCAACTGGCCGTATTTGGAGGTCAATCCAGACGTTACAGACGGCGCGGGCGCTACGCTGCCACTACCCCAGCGGGCGCAGCCGCCAATGGCCTCCAGCGGGCTGTTGCAAGCTAAAGCAGGCGCTTCTGAGGACATCAAAGCGTCCACCGGCCAGTACAACGCATCTTTGGGCATGACATCCAATGAACGCTCAGGAAAAGCGATTCTTGCGCGTCAGCGCGAGGGTGATGTTGGGACGTATCACTTTGGCGACAACTTGGCCCGTGGTGTGCGGT